GACGGTGTTTCGTCACTCCATGCCGGGGTGGAAGATGGTGTTACGGGATTATAGCCCGGATTTTGATTTGGAACAATACGCCCCCAGACAAGAACCTGCCCTACGCTGCCCGTTGCAGAAAAACCAAATACAGGAACCTCTGCACCCGCATCGACAACAACTGTTCCAACAGCGCCAGTGCCTGCAACGCCCGTAACCTCTACCGAGGTTCTAACTTCAATCGTTACGGACCCAATAGACCCTGTAGAACCTAAACCAGTAACTGGAGCATTTGCATCTGCTTCAACTTGTATATACCCACTATGCACAAAGGCTTGGCTTTGCAGGCCGCTAGGTATGGTTATTATTGCATCCGCTTCGACGGTAGCCGAGCCAATCGAACTTGTAGCTGCTAAACCTGTTACGCTTACATTCGCTTCCGCAACAACCGTTACAGAACCTACGCCACCTGTAGCTTCTACGCCAGTTGGGGTTACATTCGCTTCCGCAACAACCGTTACGCCGCCCACGGCGCTTGTGGCCTCAAGGCCAGTAACTGGAACATTCGCCTCTGCAACAACCGTTACAGAGCCAATAGCTGTTACTGCTTTCGGAAGGTCGGTTTGACCCCACGGCATATCGCCCCAACCAAAGCGGGACCAACCGCCTATTGGAACGATAATGTCAGTCATTAGGCTATCCGAACAATTGCGTTACTTGCGTCTGCTGTTGGGAATACGATAGTAAAATCACCCGCCGTGGATGTTTTGTCTGACCCAAAATCCAACACACAAACAGTGCGGTTGCCGTTCGTTGAATTATAAATCAACGCGCCACGAGCAGTGATCGTTGCTGTACTAAACGTTAAATCAGCAAAATCAATAAACGCCGTTGTTCCGCTTGTAGTCGGATCAATGTTGGTCAATGTCCCGCCACCAGCAGAATAACCTGTACCGCTGACCTCATTCGTTGCAGTATATACAGTGGTCGCCGCTGTAAACGAAGCATTGTTATCATACAGCGCAAGTTTGTATGTGTTTGCGCCTACGTTAAAGTCATGCAAACCTTCAAGAACTTCTTTCTTGAAAGAAGTGCATAAATAGTTTCCTGTAAAAGCCATTTAAAGCCTCCTTTTCATGTTCTCTGTATCCGTAATGTTCCACTACGATATTGATCTGTAGTCTCTTGTCCTTCGCCAAGGTTTTTCAACCTACCCAACGCCTCCATAACACGCTGATTATATAATTGCATCAGATTAGGATCCCCTTTCATATACGTGTAAGCTTCAACCAAGCTACCGTACAGCAACGCTAACTCGGCATTTTCACTTAACCACGTAGTGCCCGCGTCGGCCCCGGCCGTTAGACTCGCCGGACGATAAAAGTAATGCAATTCTACCGCACGCGCGGCATTTGGTGTTGGCCCCAAAATAAAATTGCTCACATCAAACGCGGCATAATATTTAGGGTTTCCAGTAGTTGTAGGATCCGGGTTGTACGTCTGCACAAAGTCTACGTCCTTAAACTCCAAAAACGTCATGTCGGAGTTTGCATCTACAAAAGATAGTGAAAACGGACTTAAAAAGTCACTGGGCATCGCCAAGTATTGATTACCCGTCGCCATTGCGCCGCTAACATTTTTACGAAACAAACTTAATTGAACATTTTTAAGTATTCGCTCTTCGGCTAACCGTATGAACAACGGCAAATTATTTACAAACGTTGTTTCATCGTTTTCTGTATAATCTTGAATAGCTGTTTTAAGTTCCGCGTATGTAAAACTCATGTTGTCACCGTCACACTTCCAACAAACCCAAACGCATTAGGCGAATGAAGATTAGGGTTTTCTACAAGAGGCACGCCCACGTAAACGTCCAACGGCTCCGCTCTGTCCGGTCTAGGATCCTTTAACGCTTGCGCGTCAATTACCTTCCGACGGGGCTCTAATTGAGGCTGTTTGGCCTCCCACTCGTCATACCCGACGATCATGCCCGTCCATTCTTTACGCATTCGCCCCAAAGGATACCGAAAACCAGAACGGTCCGATATGCCATATGCGTTTTTGCCTAATGCGTACTTGCTCATTAATTTATCCGATAATAGTCCAAACTAGGTTGAACGTTAAATGACGCCCGGTCCCGATCCTCCGTTGCCGCGCGCTCAAACTCTTCTTCATACACCGCTTTTAAAAGCTGCACCCGATCAGGCGCACGCTTCATTGCAATGTAATAAGCCAATCCTGCGGCCAAACACGGGTAAAACCGAAACGGCAATTCCATCGTATTAATCGGAGTATCCGCGTCGTCCATGCGAACTAACCGATCAAAGATCAAAATATCCGTACTGTTATTGGGAGCCGGCCAAACCTTTAAAGTGGGGTTTATTTGCCGATCTACAAAAAACTGCGACACCCGAGATTGCGAACTTTTTGTAGGAATATTAAGATATTCATCACGGCTTACGCGCTGAATACCGTAATCCACACTATCATTACGAACCACCGCGGATAACACATCAATAGTATCTGCCCCCAACGAGTAGTCCGTTTGACCCTGAACAACAGTAACCTGCGTTTGCGCAATAGTCCATTGATTCAACCCGCGGTTGGCCCATTCTGCCAACATAAGGTTTAAAGACCGTTTCGCGGTACGAATGTCGTAACCAGTGCGAACCTCTAGGCCACACCGCTCAAACGCCTCTTCTATGTATTCGGTGACGTCTAACTCAAACGCCTTCGTACCGGAAACCGCCATGACTAGCTCCGCTTCTTAGCTCGTTTATTAACCGCTCCACCGCCGCGCATCTTTTTTACCATGCCGCCACCGCGCATCTTTTTTACCATGCCGCCGCCGCGCATCTTTTTTACCATGCCGCCGCCGCGCATTTTTTTAGGTCGCATCGCCATTTTTCAGTCTCCTGTAAAGTTGTTTTCTACGGTCCATTAACTCTTGAGCGTTGTACTCGTCCTTATATGTATCATAGTAACCTGTTTTAACCAAGCTGTCCGCAGACTTTTGTACTTTGGATAGCCGTTGTATAAAAATTAAACTGTATTCCGTATCGGTTAAAGGCTCAAAATCTATATCTTCAACAAACTCATTTTCCTCGTCTTCTGGGTGAAATCCCATTAACCAAATATCGCGGTCAATAAACATACCCTCAGAAATAACGGTGTTTAAATCATATAAATACTCGTGAAAATCTTCCGCAGACTTTTTATCTGCAAGATCCACAATTATCGCCAAATCAAACCCGTCGTCAAACTCAGAAATGCACTTATAAAGCGTTTGATATGAATTATCGTATTTAAAAAGTATTGCAACACGGTCCTCCGCCCACGCCTGTTTGGCATAAGGGCAAGGCGGCAAATCGTTAAAATACGCGTTAGGTTTTTCTAAAACGTCCCGGGACCATTGCAACAACTCTTTTACAATAACCGCCTCTACTTTTTGATCGAAAAACTCTATATTCATGCCCTCGACACCGATCCTTTGGTGTGTTTACGGCGATTAGCCATCACCTTTCCGCAGCCCCGGGCTACTACAGAACCGTTTTTAGACGACCCGTTATACGGGCGTTTAGGCTTTGTAGAGCGTATTTCTCCCCCCGTAGCAGCATACGTTACTTCAGCCGCTTTTGTGTTTTTTACGTTGGTTTTGCCCTTTTTACCTTCGCGCTTCTTTTTTGCAGCAGTAGATTTACGTTGGCTTTTTGACAAAGAACGGGCTTTGGCTATGGGCAAACACCTGTCTGGGTTTTTCTTGTCTTTAGACGTTCCGCATTCTCCCGCAATATTGCCGGAGCTATCAATCCTAACCCATTTTTGCTTTCGCCATTTAGCTAGTTCGCCGCCCACTGCTCTTTCCTTTTGATTTTTTTGCGTAGTTGGGGTCTTTGCAGTATTTGGACGCCGCCATATTTGCATATGCTGACGGGTATGTATCAAACGTTCTTTCGGCCCACGCTTTTCCAGCAGGACAAATTTTACTGCCCTTGCTTTTTGACGAAGACTTTTTTGACTTTTTTGAATATGCCATTAGCATTTCCACCGTTTTCTAGCTTGCCGCAAACGACTGTTTGGATCCTTGGCCGCTTTTGGAAACTTTTTCATTTGACCCGCTGAACGCGCGCAAAAAGACTTGCGGCGCTTAGCGTCCTTACTGCCTTTTTTGACCTTGCCGGTTACGGCCGTCTTTAGTTTAGATCCGGGGTTTTTGCGCCGATATTCTTTAACGCCTTTTTCAGTCATCCCCGCGCCTTTAGACGTCTTCCGATAATTAGCACCTTTGCCCTTGGTGCTACGTTTTATCGGCTTTTCTTTTCGCCTATCAGCCATGATTTAACTAAAGAAAACTGTTACCGAAGTACACGCGGTAAACGTAGCAATATAAATGTCACTTACACGAATACCTTCATCCGGAATGTTTACCGAATGCGTGTCCGAGGCATCTAAGTCCATGTCCAACACCGTGCTGCCCCCGTTACCATCTGAAATGGTTAAACGAGGGCTTCCGCTGGTAGTTTTTACTTGAACCTGCCTAATTCTTGCCGGGCCTACTCCGGCAGAACCCGTTGCGGCCAAGCGTTTTGCTCTTACATCAGAACCCGCCATGAGTAGCCCCCTTTATTACGCTAGGTTATTGTTTTGCTGGTACAAAATAGTAAAGCGTACTTCGCCGGCATTTGTTCCCGCAGAAGACGTTACCGTTAAACGAATGTCCGCCGTACCCGTATCTTCCCAAGCTAACGCCGCGCCAGCCTCCGTAGTTGGATACTTTCGGCCCGCCGTGGTGCCACTTGCAAACGTGTTTAAAATTGTAGCCGCACCGCCCACCGTATCGCCAACACTTAAGTTGGTGGTAGTATTCGCCGCGGTAATTACATCAATTACACAGTCAATAATTTGTGAATTTGCCGGTATTACAACGTCCGTCACCACTGCGGCTAACGCTCCACCGGATAAATCAGCAGCAAAAGTCTGCGCCATAACGACTTGACCAGTGTTTTTAATATTAGAGCCTAATGATGTTCCGGTAGTTTCTTTAATTGTACCGGCTTTAATAGGACCAGAAAAAGTAGTCGTACCCATGTCAATCTCCTGTCGTGGGTTGTGTCAGACGCCCAATGCGCCTGTCAGGAATGTTGAAACAGTACAGGAGATTTACAAAAAAAGAAAGGGGCAACCGAGGCTGCCCCAGTTATAAGGGAGGAGAGTATGAAATACCCAACCCCGCTATAACATGTTTTACGCTCCGGGTGTACCGAAAACACAACGCCAGTCTGAAACACCAAAGCTGTAACGCTCCCGTGCCTTAAACCGCATGTTTCCGGTGTCAAAGTCACCTTCCATTGCAGTTTTAATTGGCGAACGGTTAAAGTATTTGAAACCGTTTGGCGCATCAGTTTTGATAAAATATGCGTCGCTGTCTGTCAGGAAGTGGTTTACAACCGCTCCGTCGGGCAACATACCCATATTTTTCATTGCGTTGGTGTCGTTATCCGCAGTGCCCGAACGCAGATTTGAGTTCAGCACTCGCTCTGCAATAAACTGCAATTCTTTTGGAATGATAAGCTTCATTCCGCGAACCGCAATTTTAAGACCACGCTCGTCGGTTAAACCGGCAATATCAATAAGCATTTGCTCCAAAGACGTCTCGTTCAAGTCTGCCGCAGTTGCCAAAAGGTTAGTTTGGTTTCCAGACAAAGTTGGGTGAGACGCAGAACAAAGTGCTGCACCATCGCCAATAGCGGAGGCGCCTGCGGTAAACGCGTTGTTCAACACGGCCGCAGCTTTGATTTGCTTAGTTTGAGACATTGACCGTGCAAGAGCCCGTGTATAACGCGCAGACAAGCGGTCATACAAGTTATCTTCCACCGCTTCCTCTGTGATAGAGAATGCAAGTGCGATAGTCTCGTGTGAATACCGAGCAGTGTAGGTTTCCTGTGCGTCGTCAAAGCTGATGGATGAACCCTCACCTTTCACTGGCGCCGTAGAAAAGCCCCCGAGCATAACTTCTTCCTCAAAAGCTCTGTCCGAGCTTTCTTCGTCAAAAATTTCAGAATGCTCGTTCTCGTAACGATCATATTCCAACCCAAATAGCGCATTAAGGCCGGGTTCTAGCTCTTTCGCTAGTTGTGCGCGAGAAATAGCCATATTCTATATCCCTCCTTAAATGCCTGTCGATGTCGCGGTGGTCTGCGAATCGAAACGGCTGGTTGGAGCATTGAAGTGCGCGTTAATGCGTACAATCATCGGAATACCCGCCGCGGTATAATCGCTGTTAGCTTCATCGTCCATGATGCCAACAATACGGAGCGGAAGAGTTGCCGTGGTGTTGATTGTAGATACACCCAATGCAGAGTTGGAATTACCCGTTGAGGTAGATCCGGTTCGTGCGGAAGTGCCCAAAGACGCGTTTGCGAAAACGGCCGCTTGTGCAGTTGCGCGGTCTGTCAAAGACGCGTCGGACGCGACTTGGAACAGTTGGTTCGGGTTATCTGCTACAAACGCTTTAACAGGATGATTACTGTCAACGCTTACAGAGTTAGCACCGGGCCAGTAGTTGATGAACACAGGCTTCTTTGAAACCGAGTCCACGTATTCTACACCCATCAGGACACCTAACGCTTGCGTAGTACCACCATTAGTAGCACCGGCTTGGTCAATAACCCCTGCGGCCAAAGGAACGCAAAGAGAGTATTGAAAAATAGCATTAGTGTTGTTGGAAGCGATTTCATACTGGGTTACACCCGTAGTATTAGCCGCAGCGCCAACTAGCCCGATAGGACGAAGACCATAGGCAGTATTAGCATTTGCCATTTGATTTTTCTCCTAAGAGGGCAGCCCCTATTTACGAGGGCCACCGAAGGTTACACGAGATTGACGATCAGGGTTAGTAATCGTCATGGTTGAATGTGCATTCTCGCGCAGCATATCATGGTCCACAGCCTGCATTTGATCGTTATTTCGCTGAGCAAAATAATCGGTTCGTTCTGCAACCGTTTCCAAAGGTATCCTTGCAAGAAGCAGTCCGCCTACCCCAAACACTCCTTCATATTTCCCTGTATCAACAACAGGCGCCTCAAAATCGGGGTATTCGTCCTGACGAACCAATTCCCAGCCTTCTCTGAGTTTCGCACTGATATTCTTCCGATCATCAAAACCGCGTGTTTCCGCACGGATCCAACGATGTTTGTAGCCTTCCGGCGCAGGGGGAGCATCAAGCATTGACGGGGGAGCCCACGGCTTTCGAGCAGCCGTTTTTTCCCTAGTTTTGTTAGCGCGAGGCGCACGATCTATGCCCTCAAAACGATCTTTTTTCGTTGTATCTGACATATTCGTTAATCCTTCACGTATTTCGCATATTCTTCTAGCGGCACACCCAATTTTTTAGCTATTGCAACTTGGGTCTGGGTGAGTTTGACCCTTCTACTGCGCCCAGAAGCATTACTTGCGCGGCTTACACCAGCGACCGTCTGAGCGGGCCGTTTGCTGGAACCGAGTTTCTGCGGAAACTCCGTCTGAAGTCTCCGGTCCAGTTCAGTATAGTAGGAATCATCCTGCGGGTCAAACCCTTCGTCCTCCACAAGTTTTTTATGAATGCCGAACGCTGCAAAAGTCATTGCTTGATCTTCTCCAAACCAAGAATTGCGCGTTGCCCACTCCTCGGCTTTTGCATCCGGACGACGCACTTGCTGTTGCTGTTGAATAGCCTGCTGTTGGGCCATTTGCTGTTGCTGCGCCGCTTGAGGGTTTTGAGCGCGCCATTGCGCCGCTTCGGCCTCCTGTCTTTTTCGCTGTTGCGCAACCTGTAGTTGCTGCGAACGGCCGTTTAACTCATATAGTTGACGCTGAGCGGAAATAATGGCGTCCGAATCGCCAACTTCGATGGCCCGTTTTAACGTCGCTTCCGCTTGATTTGTCTCAATTTCAAGGCTTTTACCAAATTGCTCAATGTAGCCATTATCTAATTGCTGCATTCGCGCCTTTAACTGCGTCGCCTCGTTTTGAATTTGTTGAGCTACGCGAATAGCTTCTTTTTCCCGCTTTTCCGCATCGCGCATCTTTTTAGTAAGCTGGTTAATGCGCTTCTGCGCGCCTTTAACCTCTTGCTCTTGCTCCGTTTCACCAGAACTTTCAGATTCTTCCGAAGAAGAAAAAGACTCCGATTGAATTCGCGGCTCTTCTGTAACCTCTACCTCGGTAACTTCCTGTTCAAGTTGTTCTGCTTCGGCCATTCCGCCCTCCTTACAAGCTTATGATA